CAGACTTTGCCTAATCTATCCTCCTATACATGGAATGGTTGTACGTTTGGAGAAGAATCGCCTGATAGAATTCTTCTTGTATGTACTCATGCAGAAAGTTCTTCTGATATTTGGACAACTTCAGTAACTATTGGAGGCATTTCAGCTACAAAAGTAGTGGAGCAGAAGACGCAAACAGATCAAGGGCGAGTAGCGATTTGGGCAGCAAAAGTTCCCACAGGAACTTCAGGTACAGTTGTAGTTAACTGCTCTAGTACAAGCGGTGCGAATGGTATTGATGTATTTGCTATGTATGGTATTACTAATCTCACTCCGGTAGAGACAGGAGGGGCAAATGGGCATCCCATGAATTTCTCTGAAAATGTAAAAGCTAATGATGTAGCTGTAGCGCATGTCGAAGCAACAAATGGAGGAAGCAATATTGCTTGGTCAGGTTTAACTGAGCGAAATGAACACGTAACTCCTACAGACGGGACTTATACGAGAATGTCAAGTGCGGCAGACGTAATGACCGAAACCAAAACTTTGAATGTAACAGCAACCCCAAGTTCAACTCCACTGCATCGCTCTGGGGTAATAGCTGTTTGGAGAAAATAAATGGCTAGATTTGCTTATGTAAAAGATGGTGTAGTTGTTGAGTACAGAGACTACCCCTCACAACCGGAGTGTAAACAAGTAGACGGGATAAATGTTATTCGTCCAGTAGTTGAATCAGATCAACCTGTTTACGACTCAAACATTGAGGAATTAGTTAAAACCGTTACCATTACCCCTACAGAGGTTCAATGGTCTTGGGGTGTTGCGGCATTACCACCAGAGCAAGTAGCAATAAACTTAGCAAGGGTGGAAAGACGAGCAAGACTAGCTAACAGACAGCCCGATGCCGTCCCTGTAACATGGGGTGACTTAAAAGACTTACTGGATGAATTAGGGTTATAGGTAAATATGGAATTGATAAAATTAGAAGATTTCGATATTTCTAATATAATCAATATTATAAAACAAACAGGTCAATGGGACGACTTCTTAGATGAGGGGTTGTTTGAGGATATGGTAAATTTAGGGATAGTTTACCAAATATATCTTAATGAAGTAGGCATGATTGGTTATTACTTACTATATAATTACCAACCGCATATATCTGTAGAGGAAAGTTTATATATCTATCCAGAGTTCCAAGGGAAGTGGGTAACTAGGGGTAGGTTGAAACAGATAAGGGATTTAACAACTTCAGTCGCTTTTGATGAATTGAATGTAGAACGTATAGTTGGGACGGTTATAGAAAGTAATACAAGAAGTAGAAAGCTAACAGAATTGATGGGACTTACCCAAGAAGGTATATTGAGAAACACTAGATGTATAGATGGTCAATTACATAACCTAGTTATTTACTCCATGTTAAGGAGAGAGAGATGATTACCTATATTCGTATTCCAAAGAATGCCAGTACATCTCTCTATGAGTTCTTTGGTGAGATGAATGTAATTAAAGATGAACATTTTGATGCTAATAATGATAAGTATCTAAACTTCTTTTATCCATCTCACTGTACACTAACAGATGCTGTAGAGGTGATTGGTGAGGATATTTTAAAGAATCCGATCTTTGCCGTTGTTAGGAACCCTTACGACAGGCTAGTGTCTATGTTCTTCTTCGCTAAGAAGTATAACTTAGGTAGTATCTATGATGTAGCCACAGAAGAATTTGATACGTTTGCAGAAGAGTTTTATAAACTTAGTTTAGACCCTAACTTCTTCCATGCATGGTCACAGAAGAAGTTTATATCACACGGGGGTTGTGAAGTTAGTATAGGTAGGTTTGAGAACCTAGAGGAAGATGTAGAATCCTTTATCAACAACAATAACATAGAAGAACTGGATATAAATCAGTTTCCAAAATTAAACAGTACAACACATAATAATTATAGAGAATATTATTCAGACAAGTCTAAAGAAATAGTCCAAAGAATGTGGGGTGAGGATTTAGATTGTTTTTCATATTCTTTTTAATTAAGGGGAACAGGAGAGTAAAATGGGTGCAGGTGCAGTAGCGGCGGCAGGTGCAGTAGCAGGGGCGGCAATATCAGCTAAGGGTGCATCCAAGGCTGGTAAACAAGCAGCAGCAGGTCAGTACGCCTCCATAGAGGAACAACGCAGACAGTTTGATATAACTCAGGAACAGATGGCTCCTTACCGTGAGGCAGGTCTTCGTGGTCTTGAGAAGTATGAGGAAATGCTTGGTCAGATAACGCCTGAGTTTGTTAAGAAATGGATGCCAGATACTGAGCCTCCAGAGTTCAAGTTTGGTAAGGAGGAGTTTGAACAATACAAAGACCCCGGCTATGAGTTTAGGCTCTCAGAGGGCATGAGAGGCCTTAACAGAGGACTTGCTCGTGGGGGTATGCTACGGTCAGGGGGTCGCCTAAGAGCCTTACAGACGCTTGGACAGGAGATGGGAAGCCAAGAGTTCGGGGCTGCCAGAGGTAGGGCTATGGAAGACTATACAACACAGGTGGCCAGAGAAGAGGAAATGCGTAGAAGAGGCCTTGACTTATACAGTCTTGCCTTCCAACAGCCTATGGCTGGCTATGGTGGACTCTTCGGGGCAGGTCAACAAGCTACTCAAAACCTTGCCAGTCTACGTGCAGGTATGGCACAGAATATAGGACAATCTATGGGAGCTGCTGCTGAAGCTAGGGCGGCTGGTACGCTGGGTAAGTACGGAGCTATCGGTAGTGGATTGTCTAGTTTAGGTAATGTGTATCAACAGTTTGGTGGTGGTATGCCAAGCCTAGGAACTTCTGCCGGAAGTCAGTTTGGTGGTGCTAGTAATGTATGGGGCAACTACGGTGGCGGTGGCTACGGTGGTGGAATGGGAGCATAAGTATGGCTATAAGTGAAGGTTTATTAGGAAGGATTGCTGATTTCGGTGGTGAAACAGCAGATAAGATAGCTCGTGGATGGGGTGTACGTACTCCAGAGGAACGTCAGGCTTCTCAGTTAAGGGACTTACAGATACAGACTGCTGAATTAGATTTGGAGAAGGGAACCTTTGAATTAGAAGAAGCACGTAAAGCCTCTGATGCATTAGAAAAACAACGTGATATATTACGTAAATATACTGAAGAATATAGCAAGAAGAAGGGGGTTAGTGGTAAAAGTGAAACAGATATAACTACTAAAGAAGATAAGGAAGTAGGTAATGTAACTGCATCCTCTGATTTCTTCAGTGGACTTGCTGATGCATATAGTCGATCTGGTGATCTTGATGAGGCTATGAAATACCAGAAACATGCTGCCACTATGATTACTAGTGAAATATCCATGTCTAGGGAGGATAGGGAAAAATATCAGGCCGTTAGGGATGAAATTGGGGGGGCTATGTTGGAAGTTGCTTCCTTTGGAGAGAAAGGGGATATTAAAAATGCTATAGCCTCTTATGCTAGTAATTATCAGAAAGTAATGACTAAGTATGGTGATGCACTAAAGGATGCAGATGTACCTACTCCTGAAGAGTTTGCATCTAACCCTCAACAGGGGCTGGCTGTGTTGAATGCAGAATTGTCTAAATATAAAGTAGCTAAAGATTACTTCAATAGACAAAACAAACTAGAAGTAGCAAATATAACTAAGCCTACTGGTACTACAAGTACAACTATGCCTCCTAAAGAAGCTAAGAGGTATATAAAAATTACCCTTAAGGATCACCCTAAACTCAAGGAAACAGTATATAGGGATATGTTTGGTCAAGAAATGAGTCCTGCTGATGTCAGTAAACTAGAGACACGTATCCAATCAGAGGCCTTACGTAGGATTAGGGAATCTGGTGGTAAATATAAATCCTATGACGACCATGCCTTAGTTATTGATGAGGTTATAGAAGAGTTTTCTGGTTATATTAAAGAGAATCCTGATAGCGGTGCAGGAGCATTCGATTATGTATTTGAGCCTCCAGAGAAAGCAACTGAACAGAGTAAAACAATAAACGGTGTGACTTACATTAAACGTGGGGATAAGTGGTACTCTAAATAATGAATCCAGTAACCGACCCTAATATATTAAATGCTCTTGAAAGTAGTTCCCCAGTCCCTGTTACAGACCCAGATATAATAAAAGCTCTTGAAACTGATGAGCCTATTCCTGTTACAGATCCCGAATTACTTTCTAAGCTGGAAGAGACCCCTGTAGAGAAATCTTCAGTTAGTGACCTATTACCTGAAACCCTTAGTGTTGGTTTTGGTGAGTATACTTATGATACTGGTTTGTCTATACCTAAAGAAGTTAGTGCTGGTTTAGTTGGTGTAGGTTACATGATGCAGGATGTTTATCGTGGTGTTAAGCAGATTGCGGGTATAGATGAAGAAGAAGAAAAGGCTAACCAGTCTGCTATTAATATGCTCATGGCCGATGATAAATATGGTGGATGGGCTATGGGGGGTGCTGTTGTTGGTGCATTAGTTGAACCAGTTGGATTACTAGTCCCCGGCTCTAAAGGGAAGTCTCTCGCTACATTAGTTAAACATGGTGCTATGGTCGGAGGTACTTTTGGTGTATTAGGTTATGTGGATGAAGAGGGTGGACAGACTAGACTAGGTAATGCCGCCCTAGGCGCTACCTTTGGGGCTGCTATTGGTGGTGGTATTAAAGCCGTAAGGAATGTTAAAGCAGGTAGAGCCGCTAATAAACTGATTCAGAATATAGAAGATGAATACGCTACACGAGTAGCGGCTGGTGAGAAGCCTAAAGATGTCCGTAATGCTCTTATGGATGCCAATAAAACTGAGATTGATAGTGTATTTAAAGAAACAGGTAAGAAGCCATCTCTCTCTATGACTCAAATAGAGGCTCAAGACCAAGTTAAATATAATACATCCACTTCTAAACTATCTAACTTAAACTTCGGTGAAGTCGGTAAGAAGACTGATAATGCTCTAGGTATTATACAGACACGGGTAGATAAGATTAATAAGAAGGTTGGCGGTAGATTAATGCAGTTAGAATATAACATACACCGTAAACCACATAAACAATTTGAAATAGCAGATGAATTTATTAAGACTAGGAACAAACTATCTCGTCCTGACGTAGAAAGATTTGATACCCTGTTGATGAACGGTAAGATAGATGAAGCCACTAAACTATTAGCTACTAGAATAGGAACTAAAGAGGCACAAAAGACAGTAAAGAGCATGTCTAAACTCTTTAATGATTTAGGTGACGACTTATATAAGCATAAATTAATTGGCGGTAAGATTGAAAATTACTTCCCACGTATTGTTAAGGATGTTAAAGGCCTTATGAAGGCTATGGACAAGGAAGGGGCTGAAGAGATACTAGCTCGTACTAGGGAACTGGCAAAGAAACTAGATGTAGAGGTAGATGAACTATCCCCTATCCAAAGGGGGCATATTATTAACGGCTATCTCTCTCAACAGGGTGCTAAAATGAGAGGTAAGTCTGCTTATCAGAAAGAAAGAGCCTTTACAGAGATACCAGATAAATTCAAACAGTATTATGCACCTTTAGATGAGACTATACATTCCTATATCCGTAACTCTATTAATGACCTTGAGAGAGCTAAGTTTTTCGGTAAGGTAATTAAGAACAAGGGCGTTATGGAAGATGGACAGATGAATATTAAAAAGTCTGTTGGTTATCTATTAGAAGAAGAGAAGAAGGCAGGTCGTGTAGATGAAGTTGGTCTACAGGAATTACAGCAATTACTTAACTCACGTTTTGGTATCGGTGAGACTTCTCCTAGTAAGATTAATCAGGGTATCAAGAATCTACTGTATGCATCCTTACTAGGTAATCCTTTCTCTGCCCTAACACAGCTAGGTGATGTTGGTGTAGCTGTCTATAAGAATGGTTGGTATAATACAGCCAAGGGAGTAGTTAAAACACTAACAGGTCAAACTAAGGTTAAAGTAAAAGACTTTGGACTAGTGGATAATCTAGTTGAAGAGTTTGCTAATGGTGGTGGCTGGACGGCCAAGGTTATGAAGAAATCATTCAGGTATGGTGGATTTGAATCTATGGATAGATTTGGTAAGTCCGTACTTATTGACGGTTCCCTGTCCAAGATGAAGAAAGCAGCTACATCAGCTAAAGGACGTAAAAGGTTATTCCAGAAATACGGGGATATGCTTGAAGGTTCATATGATGATTTTGTAGATGCATTACAGACAGGTAAGATTACAGAGGATGTTAGACTTGCTCTCTGGAGTGAGTTATCAGGCGTACAACCTATATCGAAGTCACAGATGCCTAAATGGGCATTAGATAACCCCAATTATAGGATGTTATATATGTTTAAGTCATTCATGCTTAAGCAGGTAGACCTACTACGTAATACTGCATTTAAGAAGATTAAAGATGGCAATGTAGCTGGTGGACTGAAGGACTTGTTTCATTACACTGTAGTTGTTGGATCTGCCAATACTGGTGCAATGCAGTTAAAGAAGACACTGGCCGGTGATGAAACCGCTTGGGACATGGAGGGGACTGATATACCTCTTAATACTATTAAGACCTTTGGATATAGTGAATATGCCGCTAAGAAGTTTGCAAAGGAAGGTGCAGTAGCGGGTACAATAGACTTACTTATGCCTCCTGTAGATCAATTTGATGAAGTATACAGGGCTATCAAGGAAGAGAATGAAGACAGACAGGAAGTATTATTAGACCAGTTAGAGAAAAAGATACCTATTGTTGGTAGGTTATATTATTACTGGATGGATAATGGCATACAGAAAGACTTTGAGAAAAGAATAGATAAAGAAATACAGAAAGAGAGTGAGTTAGAAGAATGATTACCTTCAAGAAAGGTGTCAGAGTTAATGGGATTAAACCAGAGACAGTACTAGCTATTCAGATAGCAGAGGGAGTCTGGGCAAAGCAAGGACTTGACCTAGTCGTTACTTCTGTTACTGACAGTAAGCATTCACAATTTTCCTTACACTATACAGGTTATGCATGTGACTTACGGATATGGGATTTAGATACAGAGAAGGCCGTTAGGGACTTAAAAGAAGCATTAACAAATGAATATGCAGTTATCCTAGAAGATACTCACATTCATATAGAATTTCAACCAACTTATAGTGGAACATAGCAACATGACTACAGAACATTGGCATTTAGATAAACGTGTACCTATAGCGATGATATTCGCTATTATTATACAGACAGGTGGGGCTTTTTGGTGGGCAGCTAATATATCTAATCGGGTAGAACAACTTGAGGACGATAGGGAGGCTACTAAAACAGCGATTAAGGAATTAACAGAAGTTAAAGTACATTTACAATACATGCAGAAGTCTCTTGAATCCATAGAGAGGACATTAACACAAGATATTGAATGGCTACCCCCGAAGATTAAATAATGTTCAGTGATACACCATTAAGGGTAGATTATATAGGGGATGGTAGGTTTCAATTAGTTGAGCCTATTGAATACCTTACTAGAGACCATAAACTTATAACCGTCAAGGCTGGTTACACTACAGACGGTGCTTCCATACCTCGTTTCTATAGGTGGAGGTTCGGTAGGACTGATGGTAAGTGGTTTAGACCTGCTGTAATACATGACATACTTTATGATACAGAGTACTTCCCAAGGGAATATTCAGATAAGGTATTTCTGGAGGCTATGGAAGAGAATGGTGTAAGTTGGTGGACTCGTAATGTAATGTACAGAGCCGTTAGCATGTTCGGTGGGTTTACTTGGAATAAGCATACTAAAGAATCCAAGAAAGAGGCTATGAAATATTTAGAAGTAAGGCACAGGGAGTAGATATGAATATATTACTATTAGTTTTTATGTTATGTAATACACCTAACTATATATTAGCAACTAATGGTAATGAGATTCTTTATGCCTCTTATAAGAATTTTAAGAAACCTAAAGTTAAAGACTTATTTAAAACCTTCCTTAGTTCAGTCCCAAGTAAGAATGTAGAAATAAAGTACATTCACCTTCCCTATGAATGTACTTATTCCTAGTTTACTTACTTGTTATTCATATTAAGTAGAATACCAGTACCAGAATCACCTCCTAACATATACTTGGGTACAACACCATCCCAACGCTCAATCTGATTTTGTTGAACTAACAACGGAGTCAGGGAAGCAGCTACCTTCTTGTTAGCTTTAGATTGAGCATCAGCCACCGCTTTAATTGATTCAGCCTTACCTCGTGCTTCCTCAATCATAACCTCAGCCTTCTTCTGGGCATCAATAACAGCAATCTTCTTATTAACTTCAGCTTGCTTTTCAACCATAGCTAGTCTCTGTTCCTCTTGTTTAGCCTCCTGTACCTGAGTGATCTTCTGTGTAACTACAGGCGGTAAGATGATATTACGTAACGCTACTTTAGTTAGTGTAAATGGCAGTTTCTCAAATCGTTCTTTTAGTCTGGTTTCTAGGGCATTTCCTATTTCCTGACGTTTAATTGCAACGGTTTCTGCATCATACCCACTAGCTACGTCCCGTACTTCATCACGGATAATGGGATTGATCTTTTTAGCAAAGTAATTATGTCCATAGTTACGCAGGATTTCAGACATCTCCTCTGCTTTAGGTCGAAATTGTACAGATAGTTCTAAACCAATTGACAAGTTCTTACTATCTAATATCTGTACTCTGCCACGACTAATCACACCGTCACTTGCATCATCATCTATTGCCCCAGTTTTATAATTAACAGTCTGCATCTTAACGTCCTTATGCATTACTGTCTGCACAAATGGAACTTTCCAATGCAGTCCGGGTAATGATTCATTATCATTATATTCCCCGAATGTAGATACAACACCTACTGTACCATCATCTACTGTATAAAAACTACTCAGTCCTGTAACTAACACAAATAATCCAACTACACCTAACATTATTGATCTAATCATCTTTATGATTCTCCTCTGTTTTGTTTAAACTATCTAACCACAACATACCACCTTTAAATATGACTACTAGTAATAACAATAATATTGCTAACACTAATGCTTGTATCATCTCATACCCCCTCCCTTAATTCATCCCGTTCTTATAAAACCCCTTGCCCTTCAGGTTAAATACTCCTGCACTTATTGTCTTCTTCAACGTACCTACCTGACATTCAGTACATGGTGTATTATCCAGTGCAAACTCATCCATCTTCTCTAACTTCTCTGTCCTCTCCTCACAGACATTACAGATGTATTCGTGTATTGGCATACTACTTCTCCTTGCTCACATCATTCTTATAGATTCCAGTAGCCTCTGGATAGAACTCAGATAGCATTCCAGTGGCCTTCAGCTTACTATATTCATCCTCAGTAAACTTATTCAATGGTCTTTTATTACCTTCTTTACATTTACCTGTACAGAAGCATTGCTTATTAGGACACGTTCCCATTAACCTTTCTCCCCCCTCTTCTTAGGCTTAAATAATACCTTCCTCTTAGTAATGTTCTTGGTTAATATAGTTGTATACCTCATATTGGTATCATCCTCATCTACATGCATGGCCAGTATAACATAATTATCTCCCTCCTCCACTAGGAATCCAACAGTAACTTGCATGAAAGCTCCCTTCTTAGGGGCTACATCATCATCCTCTGTCTCAGAATGGTCTTCCCATTGTATCATATGGACTTCAGTGGAATCAATCTTGAATGCCCATTTAACTCGTTTCATATCTCACATCCCCCAGATGCTGAACAAGCAAGCTCATGCGTACCTGTAGTATTATCCATATCCTCACTAAAGGCCTCCCAGTCAATATCAGGCATCTCCTTCACCAACTTATCGTATGTATCCTCGTCAATCTCCTGATAAGGAGCTTGTTGATAAGTATGGTCAGAGTGGGGTAGAAAGGATACTCCACTAACCTGATTGAAGTGTTTATATACCCAAGCCCCTACTTCCAGCCATTCATGCTCCTTGACATACACTGTAATACTTGGCTTGTGTTCACACCAATGCTCCTGATATACCTTCCATAATTCTAACTGCTCAATGGCCGTCCTATCGTCCCTCATTACACTACCTTCTGGAGCCTTCATAGGGAAGCTAAAGATAGCCGTACTACCCTCCTTACCTATGGCATCCTCTACTGGGACTCCTTGTTCTTTGAGGAAGGAGTAGAGTGGGTCTTTCTTATCTGTTCGCACAGTCCGTGTATAAAAAGAGGCGTAACGAGGGTGGATACCACTAGCTGAATCAACCAACTGGCTAACTGTCCCACTCGGCTTAACACAAGTAATAGCAGTTGACCTAGGTATGTCCAGTTTATCAGACCATTCTTTATTTGTTTCAATTGCTACCTCCTTTAATATCTGTAGTACTTGTTCTAAGTCATAGATAATAGGTTGATCTATGGCTACAACACCTGTGGATAACATTTCTCTACCACTCAACACAGGATGATCCATTATTCCCGTGAGAGAAACCCCCAAAAGCCTTTCTTCTTCTGTGTTATCTCTCCACTTCTTACTGAGGTATCTGAAGTCAGTAAGGGTGGATTGGAGAGTTCCAAGGATAGTTGCATATCGTACTTTTCGTTTGAGATCATCAATTGTATCTTCTGACCTGACAACAACTTCTGATAGGTTGCAGAATTGTCTTGGTCGAAGTATGATTTCAGAGCAGGGATTAGTTCCAAAGTCATGTCCCTCATCTCTCCTTCCATTTCGTTCAACTGTCTTTCTTGCAGCTTCTCTATTAAAGATGCCACGTTCTCCAGACTTACTTTCATATAGTGACCTCCATTCCTTCATAAAGATGCCAATATCCGGCTTCTCTGTATAACAGACAGAGTTATTAGCTAGATACCGTTGTGGGTTTTCCTCCCCGAAGTTACCATGCTTGGCCTTCCTCATACGTTCATCTGTCAGGTTAGAGAGACTGATTAGGGCAGACCTACGGACTCCCCCCACTACAATAGCATCAGCTACCTTACACATAATATCGTGACATTCAATACTGGATAGCTTCCTACCTGCGGCCTTACTGAATGTCTCCACAGTGAATCTAAATAAGTCCACTAGTGGTTCAGATCCTGAAGCCCTCCCTCCGAAGGTCTTGAGGCGACTACCAGCAGGACGTACCTTGGATACATCCCATTTAGGTATCTGTCCAGAGTAAAGTAGGCTCACAAGCTCTCTGTAGGCCTTAGACCAGCCTATCTTGGAATCGGCTACATGGATGACGGTATCAGTCGAATGCATCTCCTCGGCTATCTCAGGCAGTCTGGTGACGTATTGACGTTCTACACTAAAGCCTACCCCTGTACCACACATAAGTATATACATAGTCTCGTCAAAGGCTCTTGGACTATCTACGGCCACATATGAGCAGTTATAACCTGCTACATTATCACGGTCTAAGGCCTCTCCAGCGGTCATAGTTATTCTCATAGATCCCATTACTTCTAAATTAAGCATAGATTCCCTAATCGTCATTATTTATAAACCTCCCAGTTTTAGGATCTTGTTTTTGTTTCTGTAGTACGGCTGCCAATCGGCTATTGTTACCATAGGTGTCTATATATACATTACCTATTTCATATGCACCTGTATCATTAAATCGACACATGGCATATTTATCTTTTCCAACACCTCGTTTATCCCAATAAGGTTCCCACATAGCCCACCATTCCTCAAATGTAATATTAAAAGGCACACCTCGTCTTTTGGCTGTTCCTTTTTGGCAATGGTATCTCTTTAATGGTGTAAATTTATAGTTAAAGGAATACTCTTTTATATACTCCTTTCTATTATTCCTGCTATTTTTCTCTCTACACCCCTTAGAACAATACTTTTGCCAACTTTTAACTGGAACAAACTCAGCTTCACATATCTTACACCTCACCCTATTACCCTCAATAATTCTTGCTTATCCTCATCAGATAAATGTTCATCCTTTTTAATCCTATCTATGAAAAATTGACAGTACCTGTCTACTGTCTCCTCCCAAGTCTCCCTACGGCCTTTCTCTGGTATATATCTGGCGTACCTACTCTGATGGATATATGTTGAATAATCGTTCACAGTTACTCCTTCCTAGTGTTTAGTCTCATCTGAATGGTCTTCTACAAACACTTCAGCCTCTGCCTTCTTCAAGGCCTGTAGTAATTCTATGAAGTCATCTATATCATCATAACTGAAGTTAAAACATATTCCACTTTCCTCTGCCACAAACAAATCAGAATCTATAATCTGCTCCAGTTCAGCCCCATATTCATCATCAAATGGATACCAGACAGTACAGCCAACACCATCTGGATACTCTATCTTATCTGCTCTTAGTCTACCTTTTTTAATCATTATTCTTCATCCTCATTAGGGTAAAATACTTCTTCTTCAATATAGTCAAACTTCTCTCGCTTTTCCTCAAGCCTATCCGTGAATGCCTCTAGTAACTCCTCTGCTGATATGTCCAGTATATCAATCAGATCGTCAGCATCCAGACGGTCAAGTACAGCCTCTTTTAATTCTTCTAGTGTTAAGCTCATTTTATTGCCTTTCTTCCTCTCCACCAATTACCACAGTCAGTACATTGATACCGCTGATATTTGGAGGTTGTAGTACGTTGGAATCCCCTCTTCTGTACATGTGTCCCACCACAGGATGGACAGCATTCTTTATTCGCGAATAGCATACGATTAACTGTTGAAGGTACATAGGGAGCCAGTTTAGTGTATACCTGTTTCAATAACTCCACATCCTGCTTACAGTAAGTGACCATATCCCTAACTGCTTTCTGTTTACCGTGTAGGCAGTCCAGCCATAGTTGTTGGGTAGTCTTTATCTTACCGCCAAAGCCAAGGTACTTCCCTATGTAGTCAAGCCTGTTGGAATTAAACAGGAACTTCCTCTTGGCTATCTTGTAGGTATCAATCTGTACAATCGGTGGTATAGGCTGTAAGCCATGATATATAGCTCTTGTATTGAAGAACTTCATATCAAAGTTATCCCCGTAGTGGGCTACAACACCGTCACATAGTGATAGTACTTTATGTATCTCCCTCACCACATATTCATCATCTGTTGGGTCTTCCTTGAATCTCTCCTTGTCCTGTAGGAGGTGTATTGTCTTCACCTTACCTGTGTGGTAGTCTTGGAAGACGGCACAGATAATGTACCTTTCACTCTCTATAGCGTCATGCGGTATTGGGGCATTCTTATTAAACAGGCTAAATATGTTAGCTACATTGTAACCTGTCTCAATGTCCCATACTTGTACATTCGGTTGTTTATTCATTTATAATGTTCCTTCTTTAGTCGCTTATACATATGTCTCCTCTTGATAGGATCAGTGGGAAACACCTGTCTAGTAAATCTACGATATAGTTTAGCTACTTTACCTCTCATCATCAATCCTCCTTTGGTGGGGGCGGTAGGGGCTGCCAGTGGGTTACTTCTTGGCCTTGTGCGAATCTAACATCACAAGCCAGCCATTTACCTATTTCAGACCAATATTTCGCAACACCTATTTCACCACCTGAATACACTAGATAATCAATATTTTCCTTCTGGTAGTTCACTTACTGGAATCCATCCATCGGGGCGGGTGTTAAGATGTGCAAGTACAGTACTCCTTATATGCTCACGAAGTTGTTGTGTCTGTCCAAAAGTCTTGGCAATATCGGTAAGGTCATTTACGAATTGAGCAATCTCATGGTCTTTCATTCCTTATACCCTCCGGCTATATACTTGTTGGCTGATTGTTTATTCATATATCAAACCTCTGTTTCATATCGTGAGGATGTACTTCTCTTTTCTTTTTTAATTCCTCAACTGTTTCTTTTACTTTATTCATAGCGTCTCGCAAGGTGGTCTCGCTACCTAATGTGCCATTAGCCTGTAACACAATTAAGGAAAAAATATCAGCAAATTTAACGTGCCTAGTAGTAAATGCTTGATGATGTCCTTCCGAGGCTGTGATTAGTATTTTCTCTAATGAACCACTAGCAAGCCTTACCTTCTCCCGCAGTTCAGCGTTTTCTTTTTCGAGCTGTCTTGAAACATCAATAGGCACACATTGGAAGTCATCACCCGTTCCGCTTTCAGCCCATATAGCCTCATTATCTGTTATTGGTGTTTCGCTCACGATTTGCCTCCTCACACTTTAATAAATCGGAATCCATGTCTATCAGCCCACTCCTCCATCGTATAGAACGTCCCATTCCTACGTCTTCGGGCATTTGGCATCCTGTTCTTCGGGTTCATAAAGATGAATATAATCTCTATGTCAGGATTCTGTTCCTGTATGTGTATGTACTTGGCCGCTTCTGCACTAGTCCTGAAACGTCCCTTGGCCTCATATAGGACATTAGGCTCATCAGGGTCTACAAAGTCTGGATTGTAGACATGTGAGACCGTATAGGGACACTTACTCTTCTTAGGCTCATACTCCCATTCAGGCTTCTTGATGTGGACGTACTGCTCAAACTTACTCTTGTACTTCATACTGGAGGAGTCCACAGTACATTATGTTCTCTTTGAATATATATAAGATTAGCTGTCTCCAGTAGGTCAAAATAATTCATACCATGATCTTCATAAGCCTTTAAACACGCTCTGTACATATCTTCAACTGTTGTAAGTCCTTTTAATATCTTCCTAGCTTTTTTCTCGCCTATTCCCTTTATACCTTCTATATTATCGGTAGCTTTATCTCCCATTAAAAGTTGAATGTAAAACCACTTGTCCGCTTCTTCTTGACTTACCCAATATAGTTTTCCATTATTACCATGATGAGGCCACTCATAATGCCAGCCCGGAGTTCCTTTTAAGTCCTTATCTATACTACAAATAATGACACTAGGGTCGTTTCTTTCTTTCTCTAATTTTTCCAAGAGTTCCTTCTTCATAGTGATGAATCCTGTGGCAGTTTGCACATAGTAAAATACATTTATCTAACTCCTTAAATAATATCTCATCGGATATTTGCATAAGAAGTCCGGGATCAACATCTTTTTCATCTGGATTAATATGATGAAAATCATAAGCAGCAATATGGAAACTTCCTAGACAGTGTTCACATTTACCGCCTTTATATATTACAGCTCTTTCCTTCCTTTCCCTACGATCTTGCTTCTTAGCTTCATTATATTCTCTTTTCTTTTCTTCAGTCCAGTAAGTTTTATTTTGTTTTTGGTGACAACTTTTACACCTTGCTATATATTTCTGTTTAGGGGGATCTGTCCTCTTATCCCATCTTTTATAGAAGGACGTTAAAGGTAATCCTTGTTTACATCCAAGGCAAATCTTACTCCCTGTCATTTATTACCTCCATTTGCTCTATTGAGAGCATATCATCAGCCTCCATACCGTCCACAACTACCCCATGATGTACCCGTACTAGGTAATCCCGTATCTCCTCATACCAGAAGGGCTTAGGGGCATTCTCCCTGTTACCTTTGTAGGGCAGTATACTGTCAATTTCTTGACGGTAATTACCCTCCCCTGTCAAATAACCGACATACGAATCAGCTCCTACGGCCTTCACAATACTGTTAATCATTACCTTCACTGAATGACAACAGAACTCAATAGGGTCAGGGTTTACCTTCCGTACTACATTAGGGTCATGTGCCTTAGCCTCCTTGATGTATTGGAACTGCTTACCATCTGGTGTCTCATAGTAGGCATTATCAGCGGCTAGGCCAACAGCGTAAACGATTATGTCATAATCCAAAAGTGCCTTCATAAATATCCTATTGTTGTATGAGCCGAATAACCGTCCTAATCGGCTCATACTGTGTGAATAAAAGGGGTAGTGGCAGGGCTTGATACCTGCTTACATTCCTTGATTGCTGGTAACAATCTCAGTATCCCTCCCTTGCCGGACTACCGTACCAATAGGTAATCGGGTAGGACGCTTAGGGTGCGTGTCCTTCCACGCCGCACTACCATAACTTACTTAACTGGCCTCTGCCAAAGGATCTTCAACTCCCTCCGGTACGGCCTTATTAATCTTCTCTTGTAAGAACTCAGGAAGATTGTCAAACACCTCTTGGTCTGGTTCATCGAAGTCATACAAGATTGTGTTAGACTCAACTTCACCTACTTGCACACCCTTCATCGGGGCACTCACTCCTGTAATCTTAGCCTTACCACTACTTGTAGACCCAACAGTAATACATGCAGGTTGATTAAGTAGTTCATTCAGCCCATTAGCATCAGGAGCAATAGCATTCAGTAACTTCCTGAAGTTAGCCTTCTCATGCATAGACAAGGTATATTCCTTGGATACCCATCGTGGCATAGTTTCACCATCTTCTAACTCTACACGTTCTGTAGGTAGTTCAAAGGTAAGCCATACGGCTGGCTTAATAATCGTATTACCATACTTGTCCTTCTTTGGCTGATTAGTCTTCCAATCAGTCTGTACTTGTCGTCCAAGGCCAATCACCTGACTGACACGGGCATGGTATGTACCATCCTCTACTCGGCCAAGGTCAGTACCACCGTCACCACCTTTTGGTAGATCATCAAATTTTGTTGCCATCTATTTACCCTCCTTAGGGAATTATTAGTACCGTTAGGTACGATCTTTAACTATACTACACTTATATTATCCCATGTTTTTCATGGGCTGTCAAGAACTTTCTTGTCTCCTGTGTGGCTTAATCTTTAAGTATTTCTGAGGCGGCATCTCTACGAATTGCGTAATCAAGTCTCTCTTGATACATGGATAGTACGTCTTGAAACGTCTCGTCCCTCCAAACAAACCGCCCCATATCATGAAAGCGTTTATGCTGTAATATCGCACCATCCTCATGCGTGTCTTCATACCCCAATAGTCTTAAGTATTTTATTTGGTGTTTAGTCATAACCCCTCCCTATGTGTTAGTGGGTTTAGCATTATCATTTATCGAGTGAAGTGTTCCGCAGTTGCGGCAGTATAAGAATACATCCTCTGGCTTTCCCCCTGCTTCACTGAGAATGATATGCTCCCATTCCCATTCATCATTACAACCGCAATTACCACAAATCAAATGCAACCTTGCTCTAGCCACAACCACCTCCTTACCCCGTTGGGGTGTTAATCAGTGTGTTTCTGCCCAACACTTACCAACCTGTGCATCCCCAGTAATAGGTACATTCAGGTTAAAGTACTTACCTGCCTCTACCCATGCCCTCTTACAGATTGTCTTCAATCTCTCTACATCCTTAACGGCACAGTCAAACTGTATTTCATCATGCATGTGTATGACCTGATGGGCATCCAGTCCTTGTTCCTTTATCCATTTGTTCATAAATATAGTTGCCATCTTCACTACAATACTACCCCCACTCTGAAACTTGGCATTGACACAGGCATGGGGGCTTCTAATGAATATCTTACGTCCATCCAGTCCCTCAATCCATCCACCTACAGTCTCCTTCCGTACATAGTGTCCCATGTCCTTCAGGACGGTCTTACCATTACTCCTGTATTCGGCCTCCACAGCCTCTCTGAAGCCCGCTAAGGCCGTGTTAGATGCCCAGAAGTTATCCAGTAGCAGTTGTGCCCTCTCCTTACTACAGCCCAATGTATCGGCTAAGGTAGGGGCTTGACAGCCATAGGTTAAAGCATACTTAGGACTCTTGGCTCCATCACGGTCAGTACCAAAGACCTGTGCATTCTTTGAATGGACATCACCATCAATCAACTCATGAGCATACTCATGTCCTCCCTCAAAGTCATAACAGTAGTGTGCCTCCATACGGGCTTCTAGGGCATCAGCATCTGTACCTACTAGTACACGACCTTCAGGGACAGTAAACAACTCCCTCATCTGTCGGCCATAGACTACCTTATCCATAGCCTTCGGTACGTTCACTACAATCTTATGCCTGTACCTACCAGTGTTAGTGGCCTGTGGGACTCCCTGTGCCTCTATACGGCCATCGGGACGGACTAGGTTAAGCCATCCCTTTAACTCCCCTTGCTTCGTTATATTGAAGACCTGTCTCCTCCTATGTACAAGGATATTCCTACGGGCTACCAGTCGAGGTATATCACCCTTGACAGAGGCATAAGAATCTTCAGTCAGCTTGGGGGAAGTCTTTACAGGCTCCCCATTGACCTTGACAATCTTCCCTGCCTTATCCTTCTTGTAGTTCCATTCTGTAGGTATCCATCCTTGGGACAGTAGATAGGCCTTAACCTGAGTGTCAGAGTTCAGGTTAATCGTAGGCCATTCTACTCTACAGAACTGTCCAGAGACTCCTAACATATTTATTCCCCCTAATTCAGGATACCAGTCCGTAACCATCTTAGAATAACTACCATCCAACTTGAAGGGCTTGGCTACAGTAACCCCTACCTGCTTAGGCTTGGACGGTATCTGAGGTAACACTTCCTCCTCAATCTTCACTATTTCTTCTGTGAGTTCTTCAACCAACCCATACGCCTTCTCATGGTCAAATACGACTCCATGTATCTCTTGCTCGGATTGAATAGATGCCATAAGATATTCAAGTTTAATCGCCTTTTCCCAATCATGTTCCCTCCGGTCTTTCAACAGTCTCTCGTATACCTTCTCTGTTATTTCCACATCCCTTACACAATAGTCTAACATGGCAGGACTATACTTGTCAAATTCAGTATGGTCTCCCTTGTATAAATTAAACCTGATACCCCATGCCTGAAGACTATGTGCCCCTTTACTACAGCCCTTGGGAATCTGCCTGTCAGGATAGAAGAGACTGGACAGTACAAATGTATCCTCTACCTGATTCACACGTAGGTCAAGGCCATGTAGTTTCTTGAGTACAGGTCTGTCGTAGCCGAAGCCATTGTGGAAGACTACCTTCTCAGCAGAGGCCAGTAACTCCAAATGCTCATCCATCTGCATATTTCCAGTTCCATTATGCACACTGGTATATATATGGCCAGTGTCAATGTCCTTGGACACTATACACCAGACAATGGTGGCTTCATTGTAGAAGCCATTGCATTCGATGTCAGATATGAGAGTGGTCATTTGGTTAGTCCACAATAACCTTCATCATATTTATATTTACCGCCACCCAAGTCTTTACCAAAACTACGGTCTTCCTTCCACATCATACATTCTGACCCTATACATTTTTCAGCATTATCTGGGATTGCATCAGATACTTCCGCTATAATTTTTTCAGGATAACTTTTATTACAGGCCAACAATCCAGTAAAAGCCGCTAAAGAGGCGTATGATTTACTGTTAGCTGACATCGGACACCACTTAGTCTTTGCTTCTTCTTCAGTCATTATCTTCTCCTTCTGACGGTAAGTACTTATCCACAACCCCCCTAATCTCCTCCTCAATAACTGCCCTTGAGCCATAGTCAGCCCAAGATGCGGCTACGCTTGTTAATTCATCTACTAGTTTGAGTTTGTCTACGAACATATGTCCTCCTTTAATTAGTCTAACCCCTTCCTCACCTTACCTTTGAACCTCAATAATATATACTTCCTCCAACTAATATCACCTTCCTTTGGAGGACTAAAACTATACCATTCCTTACCGTCCCTTGACCAGAAGAAGTGTAACCACCAGCCCCTTATACCGTACTTAGTAGCCTTAGTACGCCTACAGGCTATGTAGCCACCTTCCTTACGCCATTGTGATACAGCCCAGAAGAGGCAGTTGGTTTTCATATCAATCTCCTACCATCTCATAATACTTCTCTAATGTATCCCCATCTGGCTCAAGGTATGAACCTGTTGCATTATCATAGTATACCTTGAATTTACCTGCATTACCAAATGACCTGTCCTCTAATAATACAAAGGTACTCATATTACGTACTACTTCTGAATTGTCAGGGTCTTTATTACGCTCTATACCCAACATGTAATATGTCTTCTCCATCATAGCTCTACTTCCCCTGAACTGATTAGAGTGTACCTTACCCCCTTCCTCGTGAGGCTTACCTGTATGTGGAGCCTTCAAGTGGCAGAAGCAGTAATAGAAGAAGCCTAACTCCTTGGACATGGCCGCTAGTTCGTTACTAATACGCCTTAGTTCTGTCTCTGTCTCGGACGGTGTTAGTCCATCAGTCAGGTTAGTAATAGGGTCGATGAATACATCCTTACACCCCCCCACCAATACAGCATGACGTATGGCAGGTTTAAGCTGTGTCCATAGCTCTCCTGTATTAGTTGACATATAGGAATCAAAGCAAACTAATGAATCCCCTACCTTGTTTACACCTTCAATCAGTTCATCCCTTGTGAAGTCCCCATCAGGTACATGGAATTGCTTATTCATTATCTTGCCAGCAATACGCCTGTATGTCATACTCGGCTGTTCTTCAAACTTGAACATAGCCACTTTACCGCCCTCATTGACAATGATGTGCTGTGCCATCTGATTGACAAACTCAGACTTACCTATCTTCACCCCTGCACCTACATATATACCCTCACCATCCCTACGGCCATAGGTTAGCTTATTAAGCTCATCCCAAGGCCAAGGTCTACCCCACTCTGGCATCTTAGTGGCATCCTCAAAGACATCCTCAAACTGTACGAACCCCTCTGGCTTGTAGGCCTGTGCAGAGAAGTAAGCATTGATAAACTCAGCTTGTTTGCCTTTCGTATGCATGTCACTGGCATCCTTCTCCAGTGTCTTCATTACCCTGACCTTCTCCCCGATAAGCTGTGATAGTACTTCAGTGGCCTTCCTACCTGCCTCATCCATATCCATGTACAGGATGATCTCATTAAATCCCTCCAAGTACTCCAACTGGTCAGCTACAGCACTGGTGGCATTCTCCCCCTTCGGTAGGGACACTACGGCAGGACGACTGTTAGGGTACTTGTCCTTCAGCATCTCATAGGCGGCTAATGTATCCTCCTCCCCTGCTGTAATAAGCACCTTCTTACCGGATTGTGGCATAACGGACTGACCGAATAAGTCCACCTTCCCTCTACTAGCACCCTTTGGTATGACATCAAACTGCTTTGTGGCTATCTCACGTTCCTTGTAAGCCACTATCGTACCACCCCTAGTGATAGGGTAGTAGTGCTTGTCAATCTCCCCTGTAGACTGATTACAGGAGGTCTTAACCCCATATACCTCACAGGTGGCCTTACTTATCTTACGTGAGGGGAGGGCAGTTACCCTGAAACCCTGAATGTCAGTCAAGGACAGTTTATTACTCTGATTAATACTCACTACATTATCCTCCGATTGTCCGTCCACATCCTCCACTGTGTAGCCGCAACGATTACAGTACCCTCCATTATCGCTGAAGACCATCATATGGTTACCTGTCTTATCCCTACCCTGCTCTCTACACTTGGGGCAGGGCATGTCCCTTACTATTTTAGATTTGTTCATAATACCTCACTGTTCATTAATAATGTACATGTATTATATATGTACAAGATAATGTATATATGTATGTTACCTTACCTTGGACGGTCTATGACTGTCCTTTGGACGGTTACTGGCCTCCCCTTGGCATCCATACTTATAGTATATCATGGATGTCGGGGGCTGTCAATAGATTTTCCATTCATCATTAATAATATGTTCTTCCTCTATTGCGATTTCAAGGGGAGCGTGTGAATCAAGGGCATTACTTTTAATGTAGGAAATAGGGACTCTCTTATAATGTGTTACACACCCATACTCATCCCTTATTACTATCCGTACATTAATTTCATCTGTTAATTCAGGTAGTAGACCTTTCAATAAGTCTTGTAGTTGCATTAGTCCTTCCTCCACGTAATTAATAATATCAATACCCCATAGAAACAACCTACCCATAGGAATATGACAAGTAGGTCAATGAGACTGTATAGTTGTAGCTTATCCATGATATACCTCACTTTTATAAATTTCTAAGGCGTTTTCTTAGATTTTCCATGATATGGGTTAGACCCCATCCTGAATGGATATAAGGCACAGGAAGTGGATGGGCATTTATTGACCATCTGGGGCTGTCCTCCCATACATTCAACACACATGGCACGTATACCTGTTAGGGGATTCTTTATCCGGTCTTTGTATCGCTGGATAATACGTTCTTCGTCAGTCATAAGTCCTCCAATAACTTAGGGTTCTCATAAATATTCCCGATTATTTCAAAACAACCTTTTTCAGCGTTACCCTTGCAAAAGGTTAATCCAGAACCCTGCTTCTTATTATCCATCATGTATAGATTGAAAGCGGCATCTTCCCCATGAAAGGTAACTATTCGTATGTTTGGATTAGGATCGCTCATATCGTATGTATGAACACCCTCCCCGCGTATCAATCGGACAATATCCCCCTCATAAATGTCCTTACCGTTCTTGTCTTGTAGGCCGGTGAATTGCATTACCTCAAATCTTTCACCCCCTTCCCACTCATGCCCAATTAAACCAAGAAAAGTACCATCGAGATATATCTCAAACGGATCTGTTTCATAGTCTGCGTGTACAAACCTATTCTCCCTCTTGTCCCAAGCCCTAAATTTAATCTCTCTCATAAATCCTCCTTATTACCCAGTTCAATATCAATCAATATCCCCAATTCATCCTCATCCATATCCTCATACAGGGCATTACGGCACTTGTAACAACATGTCTCATGTTCTCCCCTATCTGGATACCAGATTATTTCGTGAGGTTCTAATACTGCGTCACACGCTTTACACCGACTCATCAGAACTCTCCTTATATAATTTGTTTAACATGGTGGTTAGTTTACGGTTTGCTTTCTTATTAAAGGCATCCCTAGCGGCATCCCAAGCGGCAACCTTAGCGGCATCCCAAGCGGCATCCCTAACGGCAACCTTAGCGGCATCCCAAGCGGCATCCCTAACGGCAGCCTTAGCGGCAGCCCAAGCGGCATCCTTAGCGGCAGCCCTAACGGCAACCTTAGCGGCATCCCAAGCGGCATCCCTAACGGCAGCCTTAGCGGCAGCCCAAGCGGCATCCTTAGCGGCAGCCCTAATACTCTCATCACCTGTTTTAAGGTATCTAACTACTACAGCAGGAGCATCCCATAAATGAATAACCTGTAATGCACACCACCTTGAAAATTCCCTTAAAGTTTCTTCAGCATCTACTACCCATAAGTACTCTCTCTCTTGTCCTACTAGTTTATTCTCGCCTTTAGTAATATCGCCTCTGATTATTACTCTTGATACTACAGATCCTTGTGCATAACTAAGAGCATCTATAGCCCTTATAGACCCATGTAGGCCATGACTACATAATATAGGCTTACCCTCTATCTTATGGACTACGCCTTGTTCAATTAACCGTCCGTCTCCATATCTTAGTTTTCTATCTGCGCTTGCAAAGTGCCATGATAGTGTTCCTTTATTCTTGCTCATAATATCTCTCCCATAATAGTTCTCTAAGTAGATTACATTCTTCTATTGTATCAGTATCTGTAGAACCCATTTGAACTCCATATACAAACATTATCTTATCTTTTACAGAGTAGGTATCGTCCTTCCAGACTCCAGTTAGGACTGCTGACAGTATAGAATCATTTTCCTCTATGGCCGCCCTCATCAGTATATCTCCCCTAGCCAGTTATAGCGATTCCTACGTCTGGCCTTCTCCTGTTCTCCCTGATGTGGCTTGTACTTGTTAGGTGTTGCTCCCTTAGTAGGAGTCTTTAGTTGCATTCTTATCATAAAAGCCTCCCATTCAGCCTTCTTCCTCTCTTCTTTTGCATTGGGTTTATTACGCCATGCTTTCATTGTCTGTCTCCTCGTTTAGTGATAGTACTTCTTAAGCCGCCAACCTGTCACATGCCAGTGTCAATGGAATAGTCCTATCCATTACATTCAGGACATTAGCTCTCCCTTGGTCAGTAGGCTTGATAGCTTCCGTTACTGCATTGTGGAATCTCCACACACTATGACCATACTGGGCATGTTCAGGGTGCTTAGGTGTATCCCACTCCTTAAGTACTTTACCTACATGACTAGGGTTAAGTGTACCATCCCTGACCATCTCAATAATAGTATCATTGACACCATCACGACCTACATCAACCTCCTTATAGCGTGTAAACTTCTCATCCTGACGTATGGCAAGGGCAGGTATACGACTAACCGCATCAATCATAATAGTTTTAATACGCTGACCTATAAAGGTAGTCTGCTTAGTACGTATGTCGATCTCCCCGCTGAAGCACAGGTTATCACATACGAATATGTTACTACCCACTACCATACCTCGTGTTAAGGTCTGGTCATAGGAGCCTCTCAGACCGATTGTAAGGCCATAATCCCTGCCAAGATAGTCACCCTCCAGTTCAACCTCCATAAGGCCAAAGAACTGAGCTGGTACGCCCTCCTTATGTTTAACACCATACCCCTCTGACTTCAGGGATAGTCCATTACGGCCAAGTAAGTTTGTTATCAATTCAATGTCCTCAATAAATGGACGTATAACATGACGACTTCCCTTAGATGGTGGGATAGGTAACATACCTAGTTCATCCCTACTAATTACTTCTGCACCACAATGTAACATTAGACCTTTCATATTAGTTCTCCTCTATATAATTAGATAATCTTTAAACCTTCACCAAAAATAGTGAAGTTACCTTGTGTAATACGTTCAACCCTATTCCAGTCGAATGACCGAAACCCCTTCTTATTCACATCATAGTACGTGACTATGTTATCAGGACGTTTACTACCTGTGCCCTTCACTCCCTTAGTCACACCTAGTCTAGCACATGCCACACGCCTTGTACCATCTTTCTTTACATACTTCACTGTAAAAAATTTATTACCTAGTACTTCTTTCAATAGCTTATTAATTTTCATCTTCATTCTCCTTCATTGCAATAATAATATTACCTTGTCTAAATACTGTTGGATAAAACTCTTTTATTAATTTTACATATTCATGTATCTTCTCATTACGCTGATACCCCTTGGTAGTTTCCTTTCCTATGCCTGTTTTATCTCCCTCATATATAGAAAAGAAAGCCATATTACTTAAATTACTTATTAAATTCAATGCATTACGTATGTCAAGTTCATCCTGTATTACATTCAATACATTAGCACATAGTATAGCATCATAGTCTGTATCTTGCTGTAATAGTATTTGATTGTAATACTCTGGCTGATGATACGGATCGTACCCCCATACAATATGACCATGTTCTTCAAGGTATTCCATACCCTTATCATACTTACCGCACCCAAAATCTAATATAGTTTGAGGTTTATTATATTGTTTAACAAACCATTTATGTAGGGCAGGTATTTGATTAAGGCTAGTTTTAGCTGATGTTATTGACTGTGCCATAATAATCATCCTCCTCATCATACTCTGGAAACAGTTTTTCATCACACGTAGGACAGATTGTATAGGGTACATTCAAATCACCATACTTCACTATCCTACATACATGCCAGTCATTATCGAATGACTGTTCACATTCATCGCACCGGTATATAGCCATTATAACTCTCCTCTTGACAAAACTGTCTTCTTAATTGATATAAACCCATGTAACCAGACACTATTTACTTATTACAACCTTTTATCTAATGTTTCGGATAAGACACATTCTTTACCCTCTTATCCCAACAAGCCCGACACTCCTTACATTCACCGTTCTGCTTGTACGCTATACACTCACGACCATTATGTACATTACCATTATGTACCGTACTTGTCAATAGTCCTGCCCATTTAGGTGGCTTACCATTCACCATGTAAGCTGACAATCGTACTACCAGATTAGGTGGGAACTTACCATTCTCACGTAAGTATCTGTTTACTATGGCCTTCTCTTTAGTAGGTAGCCAGTGTTTAGTATTGGGCGTATTCTCACAGACTGAGACTATCTGTAAAAGGTGATAGTAGTTCTGTATATCACCACTGTCATGCCATCTAAAATACTTGTCCTTACCTATCAATACAGTCATGGCCTCTACCCAATGGGGACTATTAATACCTGCCAGTCTACGCTCTAGGCCTAGTTGTACTCCCTTGAATTGATAATTACCCTTCATAGCATAGCAATCAGCACAGACTGACCCTTCAATATCACGTAGCTTGCTACCTACATTACAATGTATGGCAGGTATGGACGTACCCTTGCAAGGCATCTTGGACGGTTTAGACAGTGTACCTGCTATTTGTTCAGCTTGTTTCTTTGTATGTATCATAGCTTTAATTCTCCATTTTCAATAATAACATGTATCTGATTAAAGTCCTTATCAGACTCAAACCAATATATAAAACATCTGTTATCTTTACTTTCATCTGCCTGTGAATAACATACATTATCCCTAGTATGGTGGCACTTCCAAGTTTCACCTGTAAGGGTATTGTATATTGTATCACCTTTCTCTGGTTTTCTGTTCATAATAACCTCTCTCTTATAGATAATTTTCACATACAACTATAGACAGTATACTCAATAATACAGCTAATGCAAGTAATCCTGTCATTGTCTTACGTTCCTTCACATAGTCACGTTGTCTGCATTCTTGTATATAATCATGTTTCATAATTTTACCCCCTCTGATAAAGCCATTCTCTAATTTCATTTTCAGCATCACTATAAGTATATTCAGGCTCACCATAACAAGGCCATTTTTTATGCTGTTCAATAAACTGCTGTTTATTTTCCTCACTGTCAAACCAATAGTCATAAAATCCCTGTTGATTATAGTGGGCGATATGTCCAAACGTCATTGACAATCTGACATAAAACCATTTAGGAAAATGCTTCTTTTGAAAGCCATTACTAACGAATTTTTTGTATTGGTTTATAAATTTAACCTTTTCAGCTATACGATCTGTTGATTGTGTTTTATCTAACATGATTTTACCCTCTTTCATTTAGTTAGTGGCCACGATGATGATAGTAGCTTATATCCCTAGACCATCAAGATTAATACCAGACCCATGTAATTCATATTTACTGACGGTTATTTTATATCCTGCTGAAGCTTCTAGTACCTCTAACCCCATTGTTTCACATTTAGAGAGAGTATCCATATATAATTCAAAGTCTATAAATGTTATAGAATATTTTTCCCCTTCTTTGGGGCTTTTAACTAACAATTTGTAATATGTATCAATCATGTCTGTATGTCCTCTTGTTTGTGTCATTGTATGATTATATTGTCGTCAATTTGACAAGAATATCAAGTAAACTTACCCGAGTAATATTTATGAGGCATAAGTTTAGTTTATGTCTATGTATTCCTTATATGGGGGAATGGTGATAGTACTTTCCCCTAGCAAGTATCGTGCCAACTATAGGCTTTTCCACGATCTATGGTCAGCCTAGGCCTTTGTATGGGTTTAGGCTGTTAGTGGCTTAGAGACGATCTAAGAGCCTTACAAGGGATATGAAAGTTATGGCATGATAATTGCTTGTCAATTGACCGTCATGGTGTCAACCAATTGACGGTTCTGGGTGTATCATTATGTCATTGTTTTGACGGTGGGATATTAGCCGCTATTCAAGTAATCCATTGAATACTAAAAGAGAGTGAGAATCATTCTCATTTACCAGCCCTTGGCCAGTCCTTGGCATACTTATTGCAATAGCAAGGATCGTGCCAGTCCTTGGACAGTCCTCGGACAGTCTTACAATGGCATAGTATTTGCATTAGCAATAATCGTGCCAGCTATTGACCATTAGAAAGGAAGTCCAAGGACTGGCAGGGCAAGGGGGTGGGAGACCAAAGGGCGGGCGGGGCGAAATATCGATTATACTGTCCTTGTGACGCTACAATAATTTCCAAAGCACTCCTTTGGAGAGCAAAGGATTCCTATAGCCCTACAGACGGTAGGGACTTCATCGAACTGACCTTGACCGTCCCTAGGGCGGATCGAACTGAGTGTCTAATGCATAGTATATCTATGCTTTTCAGAATTAATGTAAATATATCTTGACATTTACTCTCCAGCATGGTATAATATAAGGGTAAGGTATTAAATTTAATCGGAGATTGTATGAAAATAATATGGGCTGAAGAAGTAGATAATATAAACACAATGCTTTCAGAAGGTGTTACCCTTCAGGAGATAGGTAAGCACTACAAAGTATCAAAACAACGTATATATCAGGTACTTACTAAGTTTGGTATAAGTACTCCTCTACGTAAGCGTAAGAATAAACTAGTGGATAAAGAACCTAAGTATTACTGGACAAATAAGATGTTAAAGAATAAGGGACTTTCATCAAAGGATATAATATACTTCTTAGAAAATAGGGAGATACCAGAAGAGTGTCCTATACTGGGGATAACTCTTAATTATCTAGGGACAGGTTCTGTAGGGTTCAGTAGAAGAGAGGATTCACCTTCAATAGATAAAATAGACCCATCAGGTGACTATAATTTAAACAATATAGCCATTATCTCATGGAGAGCCAACAGAATTAAGAATGATGGGACGGAAATAGAGCATCGGAAGATAGCTGATTTTATTAGAGATTATAAATTTGACAAATAAAAGCTTGCAATTATAATTGATTCATGGTATAATATTAGTATAATATGTATTAATTATTACAAGATAATGTAACAAACAAACATACATTAACTTGCTATAAACAACCAGTCCTTGGACGGTTACAGACAGACTAATTATCACATATTTCTTTTCAGCGTAATATCATACTACCAGCGGCCATATCTATGGCCTTTATCTTTATATGCACCAAAATAGTGCATTTCTACATTTCTCACATAAGGTTTAAGATGGCTTCCACTAAAGACCGTGATTACAAGCAAGAGTACAAGTACCATGCCTCTGCCAAGCAAAAGAAGAACAGGGCTGCTCGTAATAAAGCCCGTAGAAAGGCCATCAAGAATGGAACTGTCAAGAAGGGAGATGATAAAGATATAGGGCATGTCACTCCACTGAAGAACGGGATGACCAAGAAGACAAAGGTACAGGCACGTAAGTCCAATCGGTCACATGGTGGTAAGATTGGGAGTAAGGCAGGTAAAGCGGCTGGTGGTAGAAAGTCTAGGCCAAGAGCTACTAGAAAGGGTAAATAAATTATGGCATATCACTTCGGTAATCTGGTTAATGTAATTGATAATGTAGTCAAGGGTTCACCTACACCCTCTGAAAAGATAGCTAACTTCTTTATTTGCTATGTCAATGGTAATGGTATTAGGGAGGCTGCTAGACAGTGTGACCTAAATGAGAATACTGCACGTTCTTGGCGTAGTCGAGACTGGTGGGCAGAAGTAGAGTCAGCCGCTAGGAAGGTTACTTCACAGAAGTCTGACCGTCATATGACTAAATTACTGGATAGAGCCTTAGAGAGTGTCTCAGAGCGTCTTGAGAAGGGAGATCCTTATACTCACCAAGGGACTGTAGGCTATAAACCTGTTACAGCCAGAGATTCAGCCCTTATTGCAGCTATTTTGTATGATAAACGTGCCTTAATACGTGGTGAACCCACTAATATTGGGGCAGAGGTGTCAGAGAAGGAACGATTAGAGTCCTTATCTGAAAGATTTGAGAGCATTGCTCAGGGTAAATTTAGGGTAGTTGCGGGAGGAAAAGAATAATGGTTGCTAGTGTAATAGGTAAAGGGATATTGGAAGTAGGTAAGTATGCCCTTAAACGGGCTGCTAAGAAGAAAGCTAAGAAAAAGGCTACTGAGAAGGTTGCTAAGAAGGTTACTAAGAAGTCTACAGATGCCCGTAAAGGTAAGAAGAAGGTAAGTAGGTCTACAGTAGAGAAGAAAGCAGTAAAAACTACCACAAGACGGAAGGCCAAGACGACTAAGAAGAAGACTGTAGAACGTCAACCTACACATAAGAAACAGCTTACTCCTGAGCAAATAACAGCATCTGCTAAGAAAGATACCCGTAACTTTAATGCACGTTCTAAACGTAGAGCTAAGAAACAAGCTGAGACTATTAAGAAAGCAGATTCAGCAATCAAGACAAAGAAAGTAAAGAAACCCTCTACTATTACAGCAACTAAAGAAATGGTTAAGGATTTAGCGAAGAACAAGATAATGCGTAGAGGTATACCAGCAGCTACTGTTGTAGGAGGTGGCGCAACAGCTATATCTACTTCAACTAAGAAGAAGGAAGAGCCTAAGAAGGCTATTTCTGAGAGGAAACGAGCTACACAATCTACCCCTAAAAAGGAAGAACCTAGGAAATCGGTTAAGACTAAGGGGGGTACATACCCTGTCTATAAGAAATCGAGTGAGAAAGCTAAATCATTCCGTTCTGCTTTTGCTTCAGCACGTAAAGCAGGGAAGAAAGAGTTTACTTGGGAAGGGCGTAAGTATAATACAAAAGTAAAATAATACATGGAGCTTACAGCAGAGGTAATTGAGGGCTTCACAGGAAGCGTACTAGCTAGTAGATTTGACAATCCAGCACCTATACCTGCTTTCCATAAAGAATTGTGGGAGATGTGTTGTTGGGATGACAGAAAGGTAGCTATAGCAGCTCCTCGTGGTCATGCAAAGTCCACATCTGTTACATTAGGATATGTGCTAGCTGAAGCATTATTCAGAACAAGTGACTTCATACTAATTGTATCAGATACAGAGGGACAGGCAGCACAGTTCCTTGGTGATATTAAAGTAGAGTTATCAGAAAATGAAGACCTGATAAATCTATTTGGAGTAAGTAAGTTCATAAAGGATGCTGAAACTAACCTGATTGTACAAATGGGAGATGGTTATCAGTTTCGTATTATAGCTAAAGGTTCAGAACAAAAGGTACGTGGTCTTAAGTGGCGAAATAAACGCCCTAACCTGATTGTAGGGGATGATCTTGAGAATGATGAGATCGTCATGAATCAGGATAGACGAGAGAAGTTTAGAAATTGGTTCTTTAAGGCACTATTACCTTGTGGTAGTGATACTTGTAAAATACGTATAGTAGGTACAATCCTTCACTTGGATTCACTACTGGAAAGATTACTAAACGACAACTCATGGACAACAGCACGTTATCGTGCCCATAATGAGGACTTCTCTGAGATACTATGGCCTGAGAAGTTTAGCAGGGAACGGTTAGAGGAAATACGAAGAGGGTATGTAGAACAAGGTATGCCAGAGGGCTACTCTCAAGAATACTTAAACTACCCTATTGATGAAGATAATGCTTACTTCCGTAGAGAGGACTTCAACCATTATGAACGAGATGATTTACAACATAAGCATTTATATTATTATTCAGCGATTGATTTTGCTATTTCAGAAAAGGAACGAGCTGACTTCACTGTAATAGCAACTGTTGGTGTAGATTCAGAGAATAGTATATACGTAGTAGATGTAAGAAGAGGTCGTTGGGATGGTAAACAAATCATTGATGAAATGTTCTCTGTCCATACAAGATATAAGCCAGAGGTATTTACTGCTGAATCTGGAATGATTGAAAAGTCTCTTGGAGCTTTCTTGAAGGATGAGATGTTTAAAAGAGGTACTTTTATTAATCTCAATCCAATGACTCCAGTGAAGGATAAGCAGACAAGAGCAAGAAGTATACAAGCTAGACTAAGACAAGGTGGTGTATATTTTGATAGAGATGCCTCTTGGTATCCTGACCTTGAACAGGAAATGTTAAGATTTCCAAGAGATGTACATGACGATCAAGTAGACGCTCTTGCGTGGATAGGACTTACACTAGATAAACAAGTAGAGGGTTTGACCCCTACCGAATATGAAGATGAACGGTGGGAAGAAGAGTTTGAAGACTCTTGGCAACCCTACGGACAATCACTGACAACAGGATATTAACATGCCAATAAAGATGAAAAAGGGTTCTAGTATTAAAGATATGAAGGTAAGTTCTTTGGTTAATAGAGAAGAGGGATTATCTAAATCACAGAAACGCGATATAGACCGAGTAGTAAAACAATATCAATCAGCTAAACCAACTCCAGATATTGATAAAGCCTTATCAAGAATTACATCCTCTTTAGCTAAAAAGAAAGTTAAGAAGAAAGCACGTAAAAAGGCATACTAAATGTTACCTGAAGATACAGAAACTCTTGACATAGAGACTTTACTAAAATCTGTTAATATTGCAGATGAGTTAGACGAAGAAACACTAAATCATATTGGTAGGGTAGTTGTAGAAGAGTATGATGAAGATTTAGCATCCCGTGAACAGTGGGAAAAAGCCTATGATGAGTGGATGGACTTGGCTATGCAGGTTACTGAGGAGAAATCATATCCTTGGCCTAATGCAGCTAATGTTAAATATCCAATCTTAACCACAGCAGCTTTACAGTTTGGTTCAAGATCATATCCAGCTCTTATATCGGGTACACAGGTAGTTAAGGGACGTATCGTAGGATTTGATGAAACAGGGGAAAAGGCTAGACAGGCAGTACGTGTAGGTAAACATATGTCTTATCAGCTTCTGGAAGAGATGGAAGACTGGGAAGAGGATATGGATAAGCTCTGCACTACTCTACCTATTGTAGGGTGTATGTTCAAGAAGACTTATTTTGATTCCAGTAAAGGTATCAATATAAGCCGCTTAGTGTTCCCTAAAGACCTTGTAGTAGATTATTGGGCTTCTTCATTGGAGGAAGCAAACCGTAAGACACATGTATTAGAATTATCGGATAATGACATATATGAACGTGTATGTGAAGGTATCTATAGAGATGTAGAATTACGTAAAGTAGATGTAGAAACTGATTCATCTAAAGATAATAGAGAAGGTAGAGAAGCTCCAGAATTAGGAGATGCAACACCACATATTATACTTGAGCAACATAGATATTTAGATCTGGACGGTGATGGGTATGCAGAACCCTATATTGTTATTGTAGATGAAGAGAGTGAACAAGTCTTACGTATTGTAGCAAGATTTGATGAGGGGGGTGTTAAGCAACGTGAAGACGGTAAGATCATGCGTATTGAACCTGTTGAATACTTCACTAAATACTCATTCATCCCTAATCCTGATGGAGGTTTTTACGATATTGGTTTTGGTCTATTACTTTCACCTATTAATGAAACTGTAAATACATTAATAAACCAATTATTGGATTCAGGGCACTTGAATACTATGCAAGCTGGCTTTATATCCAAGGGTATTAGAATCAAGGGAGGTAGTAAGTCATTCTCTCCCGGTGAATGGAAGGTGGCTAACTCTACAGGAGATGATCTCCGTAAAGGGATTGTACCATTACCAACTAAAGAACCAAGTAATGTTCTATTTACATTATTAGGTATGATGATCGAAGGCGCACAAAGGTTAGGTTCTGTAACTGATATATTGACTGGTGAGAATCCAGGTCAGAATCAGCCAGCTACTACTACAATGGCTGTAATTGAACAGGGACTTAAGGTATTCAGTTCAATATATAAGCGTATGCATCGTAGTATGAAGAAAGAATTTAAGAAGTTATATAGACTGAACAGTATATATCTTCCAGAGAGAGCTTATTTCCAGATACTGGATATAGGTGAAGAACAAGCTGCTGAGATACAGAAAGCAGATTATGATGTTAAGTCTGTTAATATCATACCACAGGCAGATCCAAATGTAGCTTCAGAGTCCCAAAGATTGATTAAGGCACAGGCTACGTTAGAACTAATACCATTAGGCACAGTAAATCCCACAGTGGCCACACAGAGAGTCCTAGAGGCTCAGAATCAGCCCGGTGTAAAAGAGTTGATGACTATGCCTGAACCACAACCTAATCCTGAAGTTTTAAAGATGCAGGATGAATCAGAACGTGATTGGGCTAGAATACAATTAGAAGCTAATGAATCAAAGGCTAGAATAACTAAGTTAGAAACAGGGTCTATATTAGACCTTGCTAAAGCCGAAGCGGCAGAAGAAGGTACGCAGTTAGATGTATATATGGCACGAGCAGAGGCCATAGCAAAATTAGCAGAAGCCAAACAAGTAAAACGTCCAACAGAGGAGACAACTAGTGGAGAAACCAGTCAGCAAAGCTGAGTTTATTGATTGGAGAGATCATCCAATTACACAAGAAATATTTAAGGTACTACAAGAAGAAGTGGAAACAGGTCAGATGGATATGCGTAGGGCTATCTTTTCTGGTAATTATAATCAAGCCGCAGTATATGAGGGGGTGATCCGAGGTCTGGAGCAGCTACTTAAGATTGATTATGAGGAGTTTTCTAATGAATCTTAAAGTATGTGGGCATAGAGTCCTTATTAGACCAGATAGTTTTAATGAGACAGTTGAAGAAGGTGCCCTTAAGGGGTTTCAATTAGATGTCGGAGATGGATTTAAAAGAGAGAAAGCAGCCACAGTTATTGGTACGATTGTAGCAATAGGTGAAACAGCGTGGAAGGACTTTTCAGATGGAAGACCTTGGGCTAAAATAGGGGATAAGATTTACTACGCTAAGTATAGTGGTAAGATAGTAAAAGATAGTAATGATACTGAGTATGTTATCATAAATGATGAAGATTGTCAGGCAATCATATTAGAGGAGAGTAAAGATGACTAAAGAGAGTCAAACAGAAGAAGAGGAAGTAGTAATTCCAAGTAAAGAAGAGTTACTAAATCTGGAAGAAGAACAGGAAGATGGTAGCTCAGAAGAACAAGAGAAAGAATATTCTGAAATAGAGTTAGCAGCAATTGAATCTGGTTGGAATCCAGAGGGAGTAGAAGGAAAACGTAATTTATCTGCCGAAGAGTTCATAGATCGTCAAAAACTTTATGATGATATACATTCTCTAAAACGACAAGTAAAACGGGCACAGGGGGATGTTGAGAACCTTACTAAGTATCAAGACAGGATACGAGAAGATGAACGTAAGAAAGTTATAAAAGAGTTAAAAGATGCTAAAAAGATAGCCCTCGAAAATGAGGATTATGATACAGTAGTTGAGATTGATGAACAAATATTAGATGCTAAACAAGGTAGTAAGAAAGAAGATGTAAAAAAACAGGATGATAATCCAATCTTTGATACTTGGGTAGAGAATAATAAGTGGTATGAAGACGATAGTGAATTACGTATATTAGCAGATGGATTAGGTATTGCATATATGAATAATAATCCTGATAAGGATTTAAAAGATGCCTATTCTTATGTTAGTAAAGAAATAAAGAAAGTACGTCCAGATAAGTTTGAAAATACACGTAGACAAGCCCCTAATTCAGTTGAAACAGGTAAGCGAACTACAACAAGGAAAACAAAGTCAAAATATAGTGCTAGTGATCTTCCTGAAGAGGAGTTGTCAATTATGAGGACAATACTTAGGACTACAAAGATGACTGAGGAAGAATACTTAAAAGAGTATTTTTCATAATAGTACCGTCCTGTAAAGACAGACATTAATTAAGAGGAAAAAGACAATGGCAAAGAGCAAAGCTAAAAACAGACCTAATCGTACAAGTAAACGAGTCCCATTGAGTGAGCAGAGGGGTATATTAACAGTACGTGATAAAGACGAAAATTATGAATATCGTTGGGTCAATGATAAAGATTCTCGTATTGAAACATTACAACAGCGTGGTTATGAGTTCGTTGATGATGATGTAGAAGTAGGTGATAAAGATGTAGATTCTTCAAAAGGGGTATCCTCTGTTGTATCCAAAGCAGTAGGCGGCGGTGTAGATGGTTATCTAATGCGTATTAAGAAAGAATACTTTGAAGAAGATAAAGCATTCAAAGCTGAACAAATTGATAAACGAGAAGCTGATATGAAACGAACCTTAAATGATGGAAAAGATGGTACTTATGGCGCAGTTGAAATTAAATAAGAAATCTATCTCCATTATTGAGGATAATTTAACTTAATATTTAGGAGATATAAATATGGCTAATCCAGATCGTCCGAATGGGTTTACACCCGTAAAGACTATATCAGGCGCACCGGTCTCTTCAGTTCTTCGTGCTTATGGCGTTGCCGATGGCGAAGATATTTTTGTAGGGGACATGGTAAACCTTGAATCAGGTCTTGCCGATCCAATGGCAACTAATGATGCAGCAGTTTTAGGTGCTGTAGTAGCTATTGGTAAGAAAGTAAATGGTCAAATCGTGAGTGGTTTTGATCCGGCTAAACTAAATCCAGATCAAATCTATTATGATGACAGTGCATCTACACACACAGATTATTTTGTGTTAGTTGCACCAGCTGATGATTGTATATATGAAGTACAATCAAATGCTGATCTTGATATTACTCAGGGTGGTGTTTGTGACCTTGTAGACGCTACAGGTGAAGTAACTACTGGTCGTTCTCGACAGGAAGTAGGTGCTTCTACAAATGCTGATTTCACGGTAATCGAAATTCCAGATTATCCCGATAATGATTCAACACTGGCTAATACTCGTTACTGGGTAATGGTTACTCGTGCTGAACAGGCTCACTTCTAAGGGGAGGAAATAGAATATGCCTATTAATAGTGGTAGTTTCGCAAAAGCTCTCTGGCCGGGTGTAAATTCTTGGTACGGTGAAGCTTATAACGAGCATAGTGAACAGTATACAAAACTATTTGATACTCATACTTCACGTAAAGCGTTTGAAGAAGATATGGGGACAAGTATGTTTGGTATGGCGGCAGTTAAACCTGAAGGAAATAGTGTCTCTTATGATACTGCCCAACAGGGATTCCTGACTCGCTACTCACATGTTACCTATGGTCTTGGTTTTATCATTACTCGTGAAATGGTAGATGATGATCAATATGATGTAATTGGTAAGAAACGTGCCCAAGGTCTTGCATTTTCAATGCGTCAGACTAAGGAAGTCGTAGCGGCCAATGTATATAACCGTGCTGAAAATAGTGCCTATACTGGTGGTGATGGTGTTGAACTCTTAAGTTCACTTCATCCTAATGTAGCTGGTGGTACTTACAGAAACGAGTTAGCTACTCCTGCTGATTTATCAGAAGCAGCTCTTGAGCAAGCTCTGATTGATATTGGTAATCTTGAAAATGATCGTGGTCTGAAGATTGCAGTACAGCCACAATCTTTGATTATTCCAATTGATCTTCAGTTTGATGCTGATCGTATTGTAAATTCTACGAACCGTCCGGGTACAGCCGACAATGATAAAGCAGTACTTCCGGGTAAATTCCCTAAAGGTATCGTAATGAATAATTACCTTACTGATAGTGATGCTTGGTTTATTCGTACTAATTGTCCTGATGGTATGAAGCACTTTGAAAGACGTGCTGATGACTTCTCAATGGATAATGATTTCGACACTGATAATGCTAAATACAAAGCGACAGGTCGTTATTCATTCGGGTGGACAGATCCGAGATCCTTGTTTGGCAGCATGGGAGCGTAGATTACACATGATGTAGTCCAAGTAAGAATAATTCTCAATACCTGACCCATAAGGAGGACATTATGAGAAATATTTGTGAAGTGAAAGATTGTAGCAGTAATGCAGTTGCTCATGGTTTATGCGATAAACATAGAAAACGTTTAAGCAGACATGGACATCTTAAACAAACCCGTTCAAAAGATTGGGGACAAAAGGAAAAACATCCATTATATTCAACATGGAGTTGGATGAAACGAATGGAAGCTAAGTTTTCTATTTGTAAAGAATGGAAAGATTTTTGGAAATTTGTAGAAGATATGGGGGAAAGACCATCACCTAATCATCAATTAAGACGATTAGATAAATATGGTAATTATTCACCAGAAAACTGTGATTGGTTGGAGACTAAACCTAATAGAGATAGAGCCAAATATGCTCGACAATGGAGAAAAGATAATCCAGATAAAGTAAAAAATACTGAACTAAGAAAAATGTTTGGAATTACTTTAGAAGATTATAATAGAATGTATGGACAACAGAAAGGATGTTGTAAAATTTGTAATAAACATTCTGATGATGAAAAACAGGCGTTAGCTGTAGATCATTGTCATACTACTGGTAAGGTACGTGGTTTATTATGTAAAGATTGTAATCGTGCATTAGGGATGTTTAAGGATAGTGTTACAAATTTACAAAAAGCAATAAAATATTTAACTTAATTTTAATTATAGATCCCTGAAAGACGGGAGTTGACTCCCAGACATGGGAAGGAGAAAATAATATGCCTACTAATTATCCGGTCGGAACACACTTTTCTGGCCCTATTAAACTTGGTGCAAGTTCTGCACTTTTATCAACTGATGTTGGCGGTCTTTCAGCCGCTAGAACATTAACTGCTGATGAATCAAATGGTCAAAGCTATATCCTTGATGGAGGTACTGGCTTTGCAATCACCTTACCAGCAGCTACTAAAGGCTGGTCTTGTAAATTTACTGTTGGTGCTGCCTTCACAACTGATTTCGTAATTACTGCTCCTGCGGCTATTATGGAAGGTTGTATTATTGAGGCTGGTGCTGTTCAAGATGTAGCTGGTGCAACTACTCTTACTTTAGAAGACGGTGTTGAGAATGTTGGTGATTATCTTGATCTATGGTCTGATGGTACTAGTATTTTTGTTACTGGTAACTTCTTGACTGCTGCATCTATTACACCAGCATAATAAGTAATTAAATAATGTTGTCACCTACACAGGCATTGCTGCCTGTTGCGGGTCGATAGCTTCAATCAAGGGCTATCTAACTATGAGGAAATACAAATGGCTATGAACAGTAAGATGGTCGCTGAATCTACAACAGCTACAATTACACAATCAGATGGTACAACTAAACCCGCATTAGAGAATATTAAAAGCACAGGTGGGGCGAGTCATACAATGGATGGCTTTAAGCCCTCTCAATATGACGCAGACCTAACAATGGATGGTACAGCACAATCAGTCGCTCTTGCCACTGGTGTTAAATTAGGCGCTGGTAGGGTCTACTTTGCAAACCAAGGTGCAACCACAGAAGCTATAAGAGTAGCTTTTGGCACAAGTGCTGCCGATGCGGAGGCTAATTTAACCATAGCAGCAGGAGCAGCCACTACGGGTCATTATATAGGTGCTTCTGCTGATGTAGGTTCGCAATCAGCCCAGATTTTAGGTGTCCCTGCTCTCGCTACTCATTATGCAGTAGCTAATGCGGTTGCCTTAGACACACAAATAGTTGCTATCACTCAAGGAATCTAATGGCTATTATCTACTTTAGCGAGTCCACAGGGACTATCTTAGGTGATGGTAGCTCTGGCTCTCCATATAAATATCTACGCATGGCAGAATTACAAGCTAGTGCCGGTGATACCATTATCAATGTCGACACTTGCCTTGGGCAACCAGATGGTAGTTTAAGTCTTATTTATAACGGAGGGGTTTATGATGGTGCTGGCAACTGCGTAGAAGGCGGGATAATACGTTATCAAGAAGAAGATCACTGGTTTCAATCTGCTTCAACTAACTGGACTGAGAATACTTTTGTTTACACCACAGGGCAATTAGTGGGTTCTGCTTGCGCTTATAATGATGGTGTGGCTCTTGGTCGAATGAGGACAGATCGAGTATTACCTAGGGATAGTCGTTATCGTCAGAGGTTGATTGTTAAAACCGAGGCAGGTACGGTCAACGCAAGGATCGAAGTAAAGAATACAATAACGGGTAATTATTTTAATTTCACCACACAAGCATGGCAAGGGACATTACCTTCTGCGGCTGATAATTATGTCATATCCGACACAGGCGGGACATGGGAAGAAATCGTCACTGACTTAGTGGTTGTTGAGGATTCAGGTACTACCGTAAGTGATACAGTTCGTTTTGATGCTGTATTTCCAGCAGGTAAAAAGGCATGGATTCAGTTTGGTGATGTGGAGTTTGAATCTACATGGAGACAGTATTCTGGTGATATTTACTACACCCCTTTACCGAGAAACGCGGCTGGTAATCCTTCAAGGGCTGTTTGGATTGGATCTGATAGATCAATACGATACAAGGCGGCTTCTTTGGGTGTTATTTCTGCGGGTAAATTCTGGCATACAGTCGGAACATCAGCTACAGAGAATCACCTTTACTATCAATTAGCCGCCGGTGAAGATATAACAGTATTCAATAACCCTGTTTACGCGCAACGATTAGTCAATGGAGTAACCGATACAAGCGTGACATCACTTAGGAATTGTACTTTTACAGGGTTTTATCGCGGGATAGTGACCTCAACAGGCACAACAACAACAAGTAATGTAACTTGTGAAGATAATTACTTTCTCAACTTCACTGTGATCGGCACAGGTAGCCAAGTTAACCGTCAGCCTATTGCTCGTAGGACTTACGGAAATCAAGCGGCAGGCGGGACAGATCATCCTAAAGGGTTTTTTGTGCAAGATACAGCCGCAAGTACAGGCTCGATGACTTGTTATGGCGCGTTATCAGAAGATATTTACGATGACCATTTTCAGACTACGGGCGGCAATTTAACCATTCATGGGTTCACTTGTTCTGGCTCTCAAAATGGGTCTGGATTAAGCCTACATACAGAGAATACTAAAAATGGGGATTTAGTAGCAACTAACGGTACTATATACCATGAAAATAATAATGTTGCAGGGGTGAAAGACCAAAATAGTAACGCAGGCAATAAATTGACTTTAAATGGTGTGGTGGTTGTGTGTTCGGACGAAAGCTATCCCGCGATGGAGTACGGGGCTGGTACGGCTGACGCTGATTTAACAGACAGCGGCACAAATAATTACCATAATGGTACGGCTGACGCTGGTTATTCGCCTTACGTTACAGATGTTACCAACATAGCAGGATTCGGCTTCGAGGATTTGACTAACTTCACCCCTTCATCAACCTCTGTTTTGCTTGGTCAAGGCAGTAAAAATTGGGCAGGTGGCAATCCTACGGGAAAGAACGGAGAGCCTATCGCTGATTTCGACACAGATGCAGGTGGCAATCAATCTACTCACTCCCCTTTCCATCCGGTGAATCTATGATAATCAGATTAAATAACGGTCAAGGGGTTGTCTTAAAAGACGGGATTTGCGTTTTAAACACAATCGAGAATCCTTGGATACTCTTTGCAGAGGCAGGCTATAAATGAGGCTTAAAAATACAGTGAGAGTTAATGATTTCAGCCCACAGCTTGTTATCGCCCTATTGGTAGCAAAAGACGTTTATCAGGAATTAGGCTACGACTTTGAGCTAACCTCCTGTAATGACGGTGGACACTCTTTAACATCCCTTCATTACGCAGGAGAGGCGTTTGATGGTAAAACCAACCATATGACACCTGAACACGCTAAAGAGGCTCACAGGCTCATTAGAGAGCGTCTGACGGTGAATTTATGATTGATTCAAGCGTAATTTTATACAGCATTAAACCTGAAATGGTCTTATGTCCGAGTATCACAAAGTGAACAGTGAGTATGGAAGGTAGGTCATGAGACAGGGTAAACAAAACACGTACAAACACGGACAATGGAATGTCCTATGTCAGGTATGTGGCTTTAAGTATAAATCCTCAGATATTAAAAAGCGTTGGGATGGTTTATATGTTTGTGAAGAAGATTGGGAAGCTAGACACCCTGCTGACTTCTTCAGAGGGACTAAGGAAGATCCATCAGTACCTTTCGTAAGACCTGAAGATGCAGGTCAACAGGCTAATGGTGCTAATACAGATATAGGCGGTAACACTTTCCCCAATGCTGAAAATACTACAGCCACCTCTGAGGGCGAACATGTAGATACTAATGATAATGGTTATGTTGATAACGGTACGTTTAGTACCGATGATGGGACTATATAAATATGGCAACGAGTGGTGATACAACCTTTTCTGTAGATCGTGATACATTAATCAAAGCCTCCCTACGGCTGATTGGTGTTGGTATTATTGATGAAGACCCAACTCCTACAGAAATAAGTAATGCATCTGAAGCTCTTAACATGATGCTTAAAGCGTGGCAAGCAGATGGGTTACAATTATGGCAAATCAGAAGTTATGACCTTACGCCTGTAGCTGGTATATATCAGTACAACCTAGGGGCGGCTAATGTGGGGGAAAGACCTTTACGAATTATAGAAGCCTATCGTAGGGAGACTTCTACAGTAATTGATGTCCCCTTAACCCGATTAAGTAGGGAGGAGTATTATAAACTTTCCGATAAGAATACTCAGGGTACTCCATCTAACTATTACTTTGACCCTCAATTAACTAACTCTGTATTAAATGTATGGCCAGCCCCAGATTCTGACTTTGCTAGTAACTCTACTATACATTTACTATATCATAAACCTATAGATGATATGGACGCTTCTACAAATGATTTTGAAATACCTCAAGAATGGTATGAAGCTGTTAAGTATGGCCTAGCAGTACGACTAGCTCCTGAATATGGTCTTGGCCTCCAGACACGTAGATTCCTTAAGTTTGAAGCAGATGAGATTAAAGAAAAAGTACTTGATTGGGATACTGAAGATGCTTCTATCTTCTTTCAACCAGAGAGAATGAGATAATAATGGGTGAATTAGTAAAACTACCAATAGATGTTACACTTGATATGAGAGGTATTTCAGGTGCTTCTGTGTCTAAGAAAGAGTCTGGTATTACTAATGGTATTATAACTAACTCAGGTAGTAGAATAGTATTAACCCAAAGACCTTCTATTGACATATTTGAAGATGCTAGTGCCCTGTCTGCTGGAGCTAAAGGAAGAGCTATATATTATTGGGATACTGACACAAATAGATATATTGTTAATGATGATACTATATATCGTGGTGGTTATGCAACTAGCGCACAAACAATAACAACAGGCACAGATAAATGTAAGTTTGCAGAGGTAGGTGGTAAGCTAGTACTACTTGATGTAGAGAATAATCAAGGATGGGTTATATCTCCCGGGGGTTCTGTAGTAGAGATTACAGACGTAGATTTCCCACCTAAAGATACTGGACTTACAAGTAAGAATAGGGATTTAGTACATGGTGGTTCTGTATTAGATGGTTATCTATTCGTCATGTTCAGGGACGGCAGTATATATAACTGTGATTTAGAAAATCCCACTTCTTGGAATGCCCTTAACTTTATAAATGCAGAGCGTGAAGAGGATGAGGGGGTTTATCTAGGTAAACACCATGACCATATTGTAGCATTTGGAAGTAGGACAATAGAGTTCTTCTATGATGCTGCTAATACTTCAGGTTCCCCTTTAAGTAGACGCTCTGATATATTCCATAACATTGGATGTGCTGATGGCTTATCAGTATGGGAGAATGGAGATATTACATGTTTCCTTGGTTCTGACCCTGATGGTAATATCGGTGGGTATATGATGATTAATTTTGTACCTACTAAGATTTCTAGCTCTTCTATGGACTCTCTATTTACTCAAGCTATCTCTAAGGATGGTTATAAGGCATTAGGTTCTGGTTTTAGTGCCCAAGGTCAAAAGTTTTATATAATTACTTTCTATACAGATACTGGTGGTATAAGTACAGAGAGTACATATGTTTACGATATAGCGGCTAAGAAATGGTATGAGTGGGAAACAGTTGCTGGTGGATTAACTCAATTCCCAGTAGTTGACTGGCAAATACGTTCAGGCAGTACTACTCGTGTAGGTGAAGGTATTTACACTAATGGTGATTTATTTACTGTTAAAGATGATTTAACGCCATTAGATTCAGTAGGTGAACAAGTTTATGTAGAAGGTGCAGACATTGTTACCGATGTAGATATTAGTTTTACAGCCACTCAGACTATATCTAATACAGGTACTAAGTTTAGTGTGTTTAGTGCTGGTGAAACTATTACCGTATCTGGTTCTACCAGTAACGATGGTACATATACAATTAGTACAGTCAACGGTGGTGGTTCAAGTATTACTACAGTAGAGGCAACTATTGTAGATGAAACTTTTGGTGATACAGTAACAGTTCAAAATACACCCTATGTAGCTGATGGCTATATAACTGATTCAGTTTCTTCTGGTGCTGCTATTACGATGTTGGCAAGATTAGGACAGTTCGATGGTGGAACTAATGGTAATAAGACTATGCATAAGATTAGACCAGTAATGGATAAGACTTCTTCTACACAGAATATGACTATTCGTTGGGCTAATGGTAATGAAGATTCATTTACTACAGGTAGAACAGTTGATTGTAGTAAGGAATATGATTACGCTAGACGGTGTGGTAGGTTTAATAGACGCAACGTAGAGATAGAATATAGTGGATCAGAACAGATTCATGTTGAAGAATTAGAAGCAGATATTAGTGTTGGGAACTTATAATGGCAGAATTAGAGCCGCCACCATCGGTGGTAGATTTAGTTAAAGAGGATGGTAAGAGTGATTCTATATGGAAACTCTGGTTTAATAACTTCTATGAATGGGCTAAAGAGAATATGAATAAAGACTTTCTACTAGAAGTTAAAAAGGGTCTTATAGACGGGCATAGTGTTGTTGATAAGTTTGGATCGAGTATTGCCGTCACTAATACCGCCTTTACTGTTATTGCTCATGGCGAGGTCTACCAAGTCCCTACAACAGCACAGTCTTTGGAGTTTGTCAGTGATGACACCCAAGATGCCTTAGATGATGTAGGGATGCATGAACTCACAATAGAAGGTCTAGATGCGAATTGGGATTTACAAACTGTTTCTGTAGCGGCTCATGCAACTGATGGTTTAACCGCTGTTCCTATTACAGGTACATGGTTACGAGTCTTTAGGGCTTATGTTTCTAAGTCTGGTTCTTATGCAACTTTAACTACTCCTTCTCATGTAGGGAATATAACTGTTCGTAATTCAGGTGCAGGGGTAACATGGGCTAAAATCATTAACACAGGAATACCCCATGGGCAAACCCAAATAGGGGCTTATACCGTCCCTAGAGGTAAGGTGGCGTACTTAGGTGAAACTAATGTTTCTACTGAATCTAACAAAGCTGTTAATGTGTTTGGATTTAGGCGACCTAATGCCAATGATATAACAACGACTTTTGATGGGACGATGAGAGCCTTTACTGAGATTATCGGCATTGAAGGCGGTCAAAGCTATCAGTCAAAAACATGGAAGGGTGCGTTTGATCAATATACTGATCTAGGTTACTTGGCTCAAAAGACAGCCGCAGGTACAGCAAGTGCTTCAGTGGATTTTGAAATACTTTTAATAGACCGTACTTTAGTTGACACAACTACATTATAACTGGTAAATAAAATATGGCAAGCAGAGATATAACATTACGTGGTACAAAGGGATCAGCATTAACACATGCTGAGATGGATCAAAACTTTAATAGTTTAAGTGGCGTTGTTGATAATAAAGTTGCTGGTGATTCACCTTATACATTATTACTGACAGACCAGAATAAGACCTTGGAGATTAATAGTGCAAGTGCCTTTGGTTTAACATTACCAGCGGCAGCTATCTCTGGACTTGATACTGATGAGTTTATGTTCAGAGTTAAGAACATTGGGGCTGGTGCAGTTACAATTACCCCTGACGGTACTGAGAAAATTGACAATGCTGCTACATTAGTACTTAATCAAGATGAATATGTTTTACTACAGACCGGTAGTGGGGTAGCCGGATATGAATGGAATGTGCTTAATAAAGGCTTTGAGTCAGATAACAGAGTAATAAGTGGAGCAAGGACATTTGAAAAAGGTATTAATTACATTACTGCCTCTGGAACAGACACCTATGCCGCCACGCTATCGCCAGCCCTAACTGCGTATAACACAGGCGCGGAATATAACCTAACATTTACTAACGCTAATACTTCGACAACCCCAACAATAAATATTAACACGTTGGGCGCAAAGACGATTGTTAAGGAAGGATCGAACCCGCTTGCTGTAGGAGATATAACAGCAGGACACGAAGGAAAGTTAAGGTATGACGGAACCAATATGGTTCTCTTAAATCCAGCTATGGGGGTGACAATACAAACTATCTATGTACCAGCATTTGCCATTGTACCTAGAACTACAAGTGGAGCTACTTTAGCGGCTGTTGAAACCACAACACAAAAGATAATGCTGAAGACTATGGACTTTGAGGCTGACGTTCAACGGTATGCTCAAGTAGCTATTCGTATGCCTAAAGGCTGGGATGAAAGTACAGTACAAGCTCGTTTTGTATGGAGTTCAGTAGGAGCTGGTGATGTTATTTGGGGGATACAAGCAGTAGCGTTATCTAATGACGATGTAATAGATGGAACAGCTTTTGGAACTGCACAAGAGCCAGCAGCTGATACTTCTGTAGTTGGTGATGTACAGGAAACCGAACAAACAGCAGCTATTACTATCGCTGGTACACCGGCTGAAGGTGATTGGGTAGTGTTTCAAATATATCGTGATCCAGTTAATGTATCGGATACTAATACAAGTCCGGCGAGATTGCATGGTGTTATTATTGAATATGGAACAACGAGTTTAAACGATGCTTAAATTAACTAACCTCATTGGTTTTGGTGGGGGAGGAGAACCTCCTAGAATTGAATGGCAATATTCAGTAAATCAGACTTTGCCTAATCTATCCTCCTATACATGGAATGGTTGTACGTTTGGAGAAGAATCGCCTGATAGAATTCTTCTTGTATGTACTCATGCAGAAAGTTCTTCTGATATTTGGACAACTTCAGTAA